TGTCCATCAGGTCGGCAAGCTCCCGGTCAATCACGCCAAGCCATGCCTCCGCAATTTCGGGAAACCGCTTGGCATACTTGGCTTTAACTTGCTCGGCGGTCATTGGATTCTTTCGAGAGTTTCCCGCGCCCATTTTGCCCCGGCGTCCCCGCCGTAGCCGTTCCATGCCTGCCATTCCTTCGCGCCTTCTGGCCATGATGCGCGGACGGCTTCCACCTTGTCGAAGTAGGCAACCATTGATCGCACGGTTTCCACCGACAGCGGGACGCCGTTAGCAATGTCCCTTGCGCGTGCCATTCCTAGCCCGCCCATGGTCCGCTGTCCGGGTGGGGCAAGTCGGCGCATTTCGAGTGCTTTGCTGGCGGCTATGGCCATCTCGTCGGTGGGGCGCAACCCTTCCTCGTCATCGTCTTCCTGATCGCCCTCATCATCCTGTGGCGGCACGTTGAGCGGCGGCGGCACCTCTTCCGGCTTCGACTCCAGCAACTCATCCCCCGGTTCGGGAATCGGCACGCCAAGCGTCTCATGCGCCCACTTCTTCGGAATGTCCAAGCCGATTTCTTTCAAGAGCTTGACCCGCTCAGCAATGGCTTTCTCGTCCCGCGCTTCGGGCACTTTGATTTCGCAATACGGCATCTCCTCCGTTGGCACGCTGCCGAAATTGAAACGCACGATTGCCGGAATGAGTTGATCGGTGATGACGCCCGCAACCCATGATGCTACGGCTTGGAGAACGTCAGCACGAACCGCCATGTGAACGTCGCCAAGTGCGCGGCTGCCGCTGTCCCCTACGTCCGTCGTGAGGGTCTGACCTAGCAGAAGGATGTCGCATTGCCTGTCGGCTTCGTGCGCGATGACCATTTGAGGAAGTTGGGCGGCGTCACCCTTCACCCCATCATGGATCTGAAATTCCGTGCTGGTCGTGTGCCTCGCCCATCCGCTTGATCCGATGTTAGCAAGGAATGCGTCGGCCTCCGCGTTGGCCTCATCGCTGCCATCCGTCTTAATGGTTCGCCATGGAATCCCGAAAAGCTGCGCGTATTGCATCGCCCATCCCTTTCCGTAAATGTAGGCCAGCCACTCCTTCGCCAGCGGACGCAATAGAGCGGCGTGGATGGGATGCGCGTCAAAGTTTGACCAAACGAAAACAAGGAAGCGGTCTGGCGGGAAGTCCTCCAGTGTCGAGGTCGGCACGCCTTGAGGGGCAACCATCAGCCTGTCCACTTCGTTGCCCTGCTGGGGAAATGAGAGGTATTTCGCCGGGACTGGCGAGTAGCAGCGGGGTGATGCGATGCCATTGGCAATCTGCCAGACGATTTCCAAAACCACCGTGCCCTTGAGATACGCGGCAATCCCCGCCTTCATTGAATCCGGTCCCGATAGCTCCCACGCCCCTGCTTTCGGCGCGTAGGAGTTGAACGCCCGCCTCACAACGTCGGCAATCGCGGATGCTTTTGGGGTGGCCTCCTCTTGGCCCTCGGCAATCGGCGCGATGATTTCCAGTGGGAGGCGCGAGACAGCCCCTGCTACTTCGCCTAGGTTCTTCCGCAATCGCGGCCAAGTGTCTAGCATCAGGCGGAAAAGGCGGTCTTGATCTTCCAGCCTGCCGTTGCGGACGTTGCGGAGGATGGAGCGCACCTGATCCGGCGTGACGTTGGCCAAGTCATAATCCTGCTGGCGATACTGCGCGGGAAGGGGGAAGGTCACGCCCTGAGTTTCGGCTTTCGTCATGCGCCCCGAATAGACTAAAATAGACTTTTCGCAAGTCTTAAATAGAATTGAATCCCGTGATGGTTGGCGCGGCAAACGTCCCCGGCTTCGTCTCGGCTTTGCTGCTGGCAGTCCACGCGCCGTAAAGCCGGGAACCGCACGCGATACACCCCACAAGAGCATCACCCCGGTCAGGGGATTTCAGCCCCTCCTTCTTCATTTTCTCTTTCGATTGGCAGCGCAATTTCCCGTTGTCACTCCATTCGCTCTTTCGGGTGGTCAACTGTTCGAAAGTGAGGGGGTCAAGCTCGCCAAGGTTGATCCTGCCCCGCTCAATCTCCCTTGCCGCAACGTGCCAGACTTCCCCGATCAGGTTCGCATATTCCTCCGGCTCGCTCGCCTTGGCCCCGCCATGGAAGCGATTGATTCGCCATCCCATCTCCGCTAGCACGTCACAGAATACAGTCCCCATGCCGTCCGCGTCCCCGTAGATTTGCCCCGGCGTGAGCTTCTCGGCCTCAAATTGCTTCACAAACTCCCGGCACGCTTGCATCGTGTCCTTCTCTGTCCACGCCTTGATAAGTCGCACCACGTTACCCCTTCTAACGGCTAGCGCGTTCTCGTCACCCCCGGCAGCAAAGTCACAGAAAGCAACAACCTCGCCGTTTGTGTTCGGCTTCGGTTGTTTTGTGAGAGCATCGCGCAACCTTGGCGCGGATAGGATCAACCGCTCGGAATCCTCCGTGAACTCCGCAAGGTGCTTTGATCGGTATAGCGGGTGATCCTCGCCGTATTTGATCCGGTCAAGCTCCCGGCGTTCCTCCGGAATGTGCGGGCATTCTGTGGAGGGAACTTTGCGCGTCCAGTAAAGGGAGGCGGTTTTGTGGTGGGTATCGTAAAACTGCCCCATGGGAGCGCCGGGTGAGGAAACCCATAGTTGATAGATCCGCGTGCATCGGTCGAAGGCTTCAAAGATGGCGTTCGGAACAGTCTTAGCCTCGTCAATGATGAGGAACAACGGCGCGTCCGGTTCTCCGTGCCAGCCCTCGGCCCTGCCTGCGTCGTCGGTGCTGAATCCAAGCGCAAAGCCTCCCTCGGGCGTCCTGATTTCCTCGCTTAGGAACGTCCACTTCGGAAAGCGTGATCGGTGCTTGCGAACGGCTGGCCATAGCTGATTCGTAAGCTGGCGGAATGACCCGGACGTGAAGACAACCTTGCCTTTCGGGTGGCAATGGAGAAACCACAGGATGAGGGGCGCGACAACCCTGTCCGTCTTCCCGCTTCCGTTAGCGGCAACCACGCTTGACGGCCTGCCCATGGCGACGGCTTCCATGGCCTCGATCTGCCACAGGTAGGGGATAATCCCTAGGATCTTCACACAAAACTCTGTCGGCCCCATCATTTGATCCGGCTTTTCGCGTCCTCAATGACCTGCTGTAATGCCGCCTCTTGCGAGGGGTCGAGGGCCACAGGCTGAGATTGAATTGGCCCTCCGTTTGGCCCGCTCAATTCATTTGAAACCTTGTCAGATTGTCCAAGCATTTGCTTTCCAAGCCAAATCAGCATGACGACGTTGCCGTTCATTGCGGTGTCAATCTGCTTTTTCCTGAGCCGGGTTTTGATGTTTTCCCGCCCTTTGTTCATAACCTCCGCAAAATTGCGGTCAAGAGTGTCAACTGAACACCCGACAATGGCAGCAATTTCAGAAGTCGGGCATCCGATACCCGCCAGCTTCTCCACAAGGTCCGCGTCAATTCCAATCTTTGGTCTGCCCGGCTTTCTTTGCTTTGCATCAATCGGCAATGTCGTTTTCTTCGCGCTCATGGTTTCGCAGCTTTCATCTCATCGAACGTATTGCCGCTGGCTTCGTGGATCGCTTGCTTGCCTGCGAAGGCTTGCCAGCGGGTAACGATGACGTCGCAGTATTTTGGGTCAAGTTCCATGAGCCGAGCGATGCGTCCGTTCTTCTCGGCTGCGATCATCGTCGTGCCGCTGCCTCCAAAGCTGTCCAGAACTAGATCTCCCCCTTTCGTATTGTTGAGCATCTGATACTCGAATAAGGCGACGGGCTTCATGGTTGGATGCTCGCCATTTCTGGTTGGTTTATCGAACTCAAGAATTGTCGTTTGCTTGCGGTCTGCCGCCCACAGGTGACCAGCTCCATCCTTCCATCCGTAAAGGCACGGTTCGTGTTTCCAATGGTAATCCTGTCGCCCCATGACAAGAGATGACTTATTCCAAATCAAACATTGCCGAACCGTCCATCCTGCGTCGTGGGCTGCCCCTCTGAAGTTGTAGCCTTCCGAATCCGCGTGCCAGATGTAGAACACCGCGCCTTGTTTCATCACGGCATCGGCTGCGGTGTAAGCGTCGACAAGGAACTGGCGAAACTGATCGTTGTTCATCTCGTCGTTTTTGATGGTCAGCTTTTCCTTGGTGCCGCCCTCGTAGGCCACGTTGTATGGTGGGTCGGTCAGCCACATATCCACGTCCTGCTCGCCGCACAGCTTGCGTAGGTCATCGATGCTCGTCGAGTCTCCGCACAGCAGGCGGTGCTTGCCCATCACCCACACATCCCCCGGCACAGTGACTGGATCGACTGGCGGCTCGGGAACCTCGTCTGGGTCGGTTTCTCCCTCGGTCGTCTCAGCCATGAGGTCGCCCAGCTCGGAATCATCGAAGCCGATCAACGACAGGTCAAAGTCGGCCTCCCGCAGGTCCGCCAGCTCCAGCCCAAGCATCTCCTCATCCCACCCGGCGTTCAGTGCCAGCTTGTTGTCAGCAATGATGTAGGCTCGGCGCTGCGTGTCAGTCAGGTGTAAAAGCCGGATGCATGGCACCTTGTCCATTCCTAGAAGTTGCGCCGCCAAAACCCTGCCATGACCTGCGATGATTCCGTTGTCACCGTCAATCAGGACGGGATTTGTGAATCCAAACTCACGGATTGATCCGGCTATCTGTGCCACTTGCGCATCAGAATGCGTCCGCGTGTTTCTTGCGTAAGGAATCAACTTTGATGTTTTAATCTGCTCAATCGTCATGCCCTACCTCCTAAGCAATGACCGCGCAAAGTCAAGCGTTGGGTTTCCATTCCGGTCCAACACCTGCGGCCCGAACCGCTCAACCAATCGCCGTCTAGCGGCAACTGCGATGTCATCCGGCACGTCGTCAAGCCTCGCTTCCACGCCAGCATTGATCCTCGCCGGGGCTTCCGCTCCCCATGGCGTAAGGTCAAGCTCC